AGCCGACGAGGAACATTTGTGTCTGTTTTGCATCAAAAGCAGTATTTTGTCTAGAATCTCCATTTGCATGAGTATTAATATAATTTGTTGGATTTTCTGCATCATCTAACTTATTTAAAAGAGGGTGGCCCGTTATTCCTATACCTAAAGGCTGGCCTCTACCTATCTCTATCCCTCTTAGGCCCCAAACTAATCTTTCTGTTTCTGGATTAAAAATTGCCTTATCCCCAAATGCAAATCTATTTGGATCAGCAAAACGCACCCTAAAAACTCTAAATGCATTTGGTGACACTTTTGGTATAGTTACAGTTTGATTACTGGAGATCTCAAACAAAGGATGTCCGACCAGCAGTAGACGTTCAGATGTTGCATGGTAGAAGAGATTGGTTCTGGTTACATATTCATCAGTGGACAGGATTCTAGTGATGGGCTGGGGAGGAAGATAGAACTTATTCTGCGCTGGTAACCAGACAGCCATCTGAAAAACATTATACATAAGCTCTTTTACGACGCTTTCTAAGACTAGGATGTAACTCAAAATCCCCTGTTGAGTTGTTAAGAGCTATAATAACCAAAGGTGTAAATGATTCTTCAGGATTAATTATTGGAGTCCCTTTAGAAGAATTTGGGTAATATACATGCAAGCTAGTATCTTCAGTGCCAAAAGGTGGCCTGACTCTGCTTTGTGTTAAATCTAGTATAGAAACCTCACCCTCTGAGTTAGTAATAGTAAGTTGCAAATTTTCGCCCACACTTTCGTTTGTGTCTAAAAGCTCTTCTTCTGAATATAATTGTGGTGTTTCTAAAGAGATAACTTCTAAGTCATCCTCTGCTGTCTCACCTTGTATAAATGCTGTGTCACCTAAGTTGGAACTAATGACTGTTGTTTGACTATGCTCACCTAAAGGCAATAATTCAATTGAGTCTTCTGGAGCAATAGAACTTAAATCATAGAAAAAGTGGGTTCTGGCGCCAATTGCTGTGCCCAGGCGTGTACGAATAGTTGAACTTTTGCCAAGGCGGCTAACCCTTAACCGTCCCCCTGGTTCCCGCGAAAATGTGGGCTTGCTCAGATAAACTACATCTCTAAATTCAGGCACTGGTGTCTGAGCAAGAGCATCTAAGTCTCTTTGGAAGATAATAGACACCTCATCAAGCTCTGGCTCAAATGCTGGATTATCAAAAGTGACCATTGACTGTGGCTGCTCAACGAACCTAGGGTCTTGTACTTGCACCTGTTCATATAGACGCCTATTATAGAATCTTGAGGGCCTAAAAGAGGGTCTTTCAGCAATTGGTGTGCTGCTGGAAAATGCTGTTTCTTGTACAACAGAAGATGTGTCTGTTTCAAGGCCTAAGTTTAATTCTACCAAGGGGATATCCTCGCCCACCACCCTGTCACCTGAACCATTGCTAACAAATACAATATCTGATGTTGATGCTTCTCCAGCACTTATATTAGATGTAGATGCAACAGTGAAAGAGGGGTTATTGTATTGTGTTCTTGAAACAGTGCGTATGGTTGCACTTCCCTGTAACACATCTAATATGGCAGATTCTCCTTCATTTGTTGAAGAAGCAACAATGTTTGGTATGTCAGAAATAGGGTGAATTTCTGCAATAACCTGCACAGTTGGTATTGGGAAGTCTCTACCTAAATCTTGTAGGGGAATAACAGCAGGGCCTGTAGGATCTACAACATCTATGGGGAAAATTTCACTGGGGCCTACTGTTTCCACAGGTATTGTAGGCCTTACTGGAGTTGGACGAGTAGCAACTCTAACCCCACCACCCTCACCGAGGGGAGTATAACCAATTCTTCCTCCAGAGCCTCTGGCTGTTCCAATGCCCAAACCTCCCAAAAAAACTCCCAGACTGCCATATTGCAATATTTTATCAGCAATTGTTGTATGCTCAATTTTATTTTGAATGTCAGGTGGGCAGGTGTTTGATATTTTGCATGAGGGGTATATATCTTTGGGGGCAGCGCGTTTTCTACGTAGGCGATACATTTGTTACAATGTTTGCAAGCTTCAAGGTATGTGGGGGTAGGAGGGGAATATATACAGGGACTATGTACACACGTCCAAGCAAAATCAACTTCCATTAATTTTAAGACCCATTAAACTGTCCCAAAAACACAGACACTGATCTGGGCAAAGCAACTCTCTCAAGAAACTTCTCTCGTTGAGCCTCATCAATAAACTTTACTAACATTCTAGCACTACCTATCCTCTCGGTGTTTTTTCTATCTGTCCAATGCCATGTGGTGCTTATGCTGTCAAAGTCAACTTGAGTAGATGCTTTAAGTCTGTACCTGAGACACTTAAGCTGATTGGCACCCCCTTTTACACAGACCACGGGTGGATCCCAAGCTTCCTGCAGAAGTCGTCTAAGTCTTGAAGAATGTCCCTTTTGAGGCGTTGTGTGTATACTTCCAACGTCTCGCGCAGAAGGGACAGATCCGGGTGTCCTAGAGGGCGTTGATTCTCCTTCTCTTCGTCCTCCACCTCTGGGACTTCTGGATCTTCGCCGTCCGTAAGGCCGTCTGCGTACAGGTGTTTTCTGCTGTCTTTGTCGGACCTGCGAGGTCTCCCCCTGTCCTGGGAGTTCGGTGTAGTCGATGGACGTCGATTGCTGGGCGGTGTCACTCTCGGATAGGGTTGGGTAGTCGGAGTGTACTGCAGGAGCCCCAGCAGCCCTTGGGGAGCTAGTGGAAGACATAACATTTGTAAACCTTTTACCCCTGTAATTTACAGCATATTGTCCTGTTGTGCTGTACTTAGAGGCCTCCTCAGCAAATAACACATAATAATTTTTATAGCCATCGTGTTCTAAATAGTACACTCCTACAGCATCAACACCACTGGATACTTTTCTCCATACATCGTCCCCATTTTGATAATACACATGATTCCAAATTGTGTGCCTTGTCTGATTATCAGGGTTATTGTCATAGGTAACCTCAAGTGTGCTGCCACTCTTCTTGAAGGTGCCAGCTGGGGGTGCCAAAAACAGCTCTCTGCTAGTGTCTTGAAGTGACCAATCCTCTGTGCCATAAGGTGAGTCCTTTAAAGACTCTAAATGTAACACCATTTCAATAGCTGTCTTTGCCTTCTCCTGTGAGGACGCTAAAGATGGAACTGCCTGCAATCCAATTCTCATTACCCCATTTTTTCTGGCGAAATGGAAAAGAACTTGTTCTTGTCTAATTAGATTCCACTGCTTAATTTGATCTTCTATCAATTTACTGTCCTGTTCATATAGGTTCATTAGCTGCTCTTGCAGTAAGTCTAAGCGACTGCTGAGGTTTTCCATCGTTTCCCTCGTCTTCTTGGTCACTTAATTCTAACTGTTGCCAAAACCTTTCAAAGAAAGATTTCCAATTTTCGTCTGTTAAGGAAAATCCTGGATCACCATTGTCTTTAAATGGAAACTCATGAGCAAATTTAAAAGCTGATATTCTACTATGCAAATACATCCAACAGGTATCTGATTTAACATCAATATTACTAGTAATAAGTAAAGGTGGGCATTTAATTTGTTGAGGAGCTCTATGTTTTAAATCAATACAAATAGTGTTACCATCCAATGCATTTCTCATATAAGTGTCCATATAATCCCAACATGGCTTTGTTGCATCATCTAATAGCCCTATCTTAGCATCAGCCAGAGGCTGCAACCAAAACTGACTTTTACTGTTACAGTATGAAATCACTTTCCCTCCTAACAACTTTAATAAACTTGTACAAAACATTGATTTTCCTGTATTTGGAGGTCCAAATATTAACAAACAGTTTTTCTTTGGCTTACCACATAACAAATCTTTAAATGCAATCATAAAGCTTATAAATTCAACTTCTTGAAATCTTAAAAATCTTACAATTTCTTTCCAATTACCAGAACCTTCTACATTATCTAGTTTTCTAAAAATCCACTCTGACATAGACATTTGTGCCATCTCAGCACGTAAATAGTGTCTTACCATTTGTGCACAGTCTTTCACATATTTTGCCTGTGAATTAGAGCTTAGAAATGCCCTTGCATTTTCATCCTCATCTGCTAAAACAGCATAATAATATGCAATTTTACACTCTTCTGTATGTCCATTATCATAGGCCCACTGAACCATTTTACAAAGCTCAAAGGGCTTTTCGGAATCTAACTGATGATTAATAAGGGTTTGCTGTGCAATCCACTCCAAAGTTGTACCCCATGTAAAAACAGTTGAAGACATAGATCTTTTATACCAAAATAATGCAGCAGCCACACTTCTTGATTTTGGAGGCTCAGACAAAATATAGCTAGCATCAACTGGAAGAATTGTGGTTATAAGTTTTATCACAGTCTCTCTACTTTTCTGGGCTTTAAATCGTACCAATAAAAATAAAAATCTATTTTTTTCAGTTACTGCATGTTCCAATTGAATATACACACAATGGGTTTGCAATAATTCTTTTACACTGTCAATTAAATTTTCACGGACACCCCAAACTGCCAAAACCCAATCTCCACAACAGGTTTTGTTGCTCTTGTACGACCGCGTCAGGTCTGTAAAACTGACGCCAGCCGTATCTTTAAATCTGCTTAATAATGCGGCGCGGATATTACTAGCTTTCAAAATGTCCACCCCAGCGGCCCCAACTTCCCCAGTATGTTCTTTCTGCTGTTGATCTACCTGTGTCGATTCATCAATATTTTCAGTTTCATCCTGAAGCAGCGATAGCTCTAAACCACTATCATCCTGAGAAAACAGTTGCCTTCGATACCTTTTTTTGTCTTGCTTTGTAATAGAAATAGTTTCTAATCTAGGACTAATGCTAGCAATGTCTGTTTCGTCCGCGCTTCTCGCCTGAGGACTGTAAAGTAACTTTCGTTTTAAAGCATTAAGTTCCTGTTCGCTTTCCAGCGATTCTTGCTTGTGGAACAATTCCAGGGAATTCCCCTGGCTTTGCGGCGCCTCGTCTAATAAATCAGATAAGTCGCTAACACAAGAAACATTATCTAGGTCACCAAGTGAGGTTTCCTCTAACGTTTCCTCACAATCTGTCGCCTCCACCAAAAACCAATCGTTTTCAGTACCTTTATTATCTGCCATTTTACTGTCGCTGTAGGGTGCACAGTGGGCACACGATGTTCAAAGATCGCAGAAGGAGTTCCTCCAGCTGTCTAATGGCGCTGTGATCCGCGAGGACGGTCAATCGAACCAGTTTCTCGCAATAGGCACAGGAAGCAACGACAGCATAAGGTTGCTGAGGCGACACTAACTCCTCCTCTATGTCATCAGGAGGCACCTCCTCGTAACAATAAAGATCTAAATCTAGGACGCTTGGTTCAAGTTGAAGAACCAGGTCCTTTAGTGCTGGCATTTCGCCCACCATTGTTATATAGCATACAAGCGACACAAACTACACTTTGCTTTAAGTCTGTTTCTAACTCTATGCACTCTTTCTCCGTTTGACACAACCTCCAATTTTTCAGCAACACTCAGTTTTTTTATGCATGTAACACAACGGAGTTCAATTTGCAATAAAGGTCTGTCCAAAATTTCTTCTATTTCCGGTACCTCATAAGACTCCTGATAATATAAAACAAACTCCAATAGGCTAACAGTTCTAGCACACCCTTGACAGCATCCAAACACCAAATTGTCTCTCCAGACAAGATGCAAATCAAAATGATCAAAAAGCAGCTTCTCAGCATTAGACAAAAAATAATTACAAAAATTACAAGGCAATAAAACATCAATATATGGGATACAGAGGCTTTCGGAAAGCTGTCTGACGGTCCGGATTGGTGTCGCCATCTGGTCCTGTGCAGAGTCTTACCTGTGTATTTTATAGGCTTACTTCTGGCATATAACTCCTAGGTTCTTGTTGTAACTAGAATAATGAATGATGGTAGTTAACAACAACAATCATCACTTTAGATTTTTACGACCGAATTCGGTCGCTCGAAACTAATTTGGCGGGAGAAATCTCCTTTGTTAATTCTTGAAAAGAGTACACACCTACCGTTTTAGGTGCTTGGCACCAAACCCGTTGGAGCACGACCAGATAAGTTTGGCAGCAAATTGAAACAAGTCCTAACCGCGGTTGGCAAACCGTCTTTGGGCAAACCGTCTTTGGAGCGCGGTAAACCATAAACAATGAAGACAATACATCCTGTAGGTGTAGTCTTTTAAATACCATAAGGGATTAGCCACAACGGGTGCGGTGTTAATAGTACTTATTATATAAAAGAGCGCAATTATTAATAAAACCAGCACAAACAGATTTTAGGGGTAGGGATTTTTTATTGGAGTAGGGAGGGATTAACAAAAAGAAAGGACAGCTCACTTTTATTGCATATTGCAGGAAAATAACACACAATCAATCAGAGAACACAAAAAATGCACACTTGTGTATAATGCACCGGAGTCTAAACAAATAAATCCTCAACAATCTGGAATATATGCAGCACAATAAAATGAAAGTGGGTTGTTTGGTCCATGTACAGATGTTGTTGTTTGCCTAACAGGAAAATAGCAATACAATCTAGAGAACACTACTGTAGAATATGTGAAGAACGATGGAATAGCAATTGCAGATGAACTATGATGTCACTATTGTAAATGATGGTTCACTAATAAAAGGTTTCCAAGACTATTTTATGTAAATACATGCCTACTTATACTAATGTAAATCTTACATGTCTATTTAGAACTAAACAAGTATAAAAAGTATAAAAATATAAAAATATATAATAAATAATCTACTAATAAATATAGTTATATATAATATATACTAAGCCTTACGCCTGCGCTTGGCTGACGTAGATACACGCACTGTTTTGCGCTTTGTGGTGGAACTAGTAGCAGTACGTTGTGTCATGCCACTTTGATATAGAAATTTCCTTCCTAGTGGAAATTGGTCTAATTGTTCGGACATCCTTTCTGTGAGATCGACTTCCCAGAATTTATATTGACTATAAGGATCAGTCTGGGGCTCAGGAGGCGCCTGTTCTGGACATTTTGCTGCCAAGGAAGACCCTAAAAACCTATATTGATCTTCTAGAGGATTGGTAGGTGGTTGAGATACAGATAGTTGCCAATCCTCTAAAATATTAGGGTCCATTGTATGAATGTAGGCTAGATTTTCGGGAGTTAACTTTACTTTACAAAGCTGAACTATAAAAGAAAGATCAAATTCTTCAGTATGTCTTAGAAAATCATTAAAATTAGCATTGGAATATGTAGTACTTGCATTGTTTTTCATACTGATAGATAAACTTGTTCCTCTGGTATTATCTCCAACTGTAATAAATAACTGGTTTCTCCAGCAAATGCCATTATTCTGGCCTTGACATCGCTGAAGCCAGTAAGATCTATTAAACAATTGGACATCAGATGAAACCATAGAGCCACTTGGTGTGCCTACATAATTTGTTGTTGCTAAAGTTGTTCTTGGTTCAGCATCTGCTGTTAAATACAGGCTTTGTGGGACTGCCTCCTTATCACCCACCGAACCCCCGCGAGTAAAAAAGTGCCTGGTATACATTTGCTCGCGACGTGCAAAAAAAAACATAGAGTTGCCATAGGCTTCATGGTTCATTCTGATATAATCAGGATATTTGCATGTTGCTTGAACAACATCTAAAGGGACATCAGACTTGTCTTGCTGTAAAGCAGCAAAATCCATAGCCCCAAAACCAATATCCATCATGTCACCATCTTCTATGACAGACTCTATCATTTGCACCCTGGGGCAGTCCCCAAGTTTCACTTGTTCCCCTGGGCAACGACTACTTGTCCAGTGTTCACCTGAAGCAGGAGTACAGCCGACGAGGAACATTTGTGTCTGTTTTGCATCAAAAGC